GATTGACCGCAGGGTGTCTTCGGACATTCGTGCCATGGGTTACCTATGCGTAGCTCAGGCGCGGGTAGCTGATCGCCCCGCCCCAGGTTTCGTTTGTCATTGCGTCAGCGTTGAGCGCCAGATACCGGAAAGCATCGGCGCCGTGCGAAAACTCGTCGTGCACCGGGTTGCCGGGCTCGTTTGTCGTCGTGTTGATCTGCCGGCGGTAGCGCTTCAAGCACTCCACCAGACGGGCCGCGCGGTCCTTGTTGAAGTACACGCGCGAAAAGATGTCGCGGGCGCGCTTGATGCCCTGCTCGACGTCCATGCTGGGCGTTCTCTGCACGCTCCAGCCCAGCGCTTGCAAGATCTCGGCGTCTTGCTTGCCGGTCTGGTGCTTGCGTGCGAAGCCGTCGTGCGGCAGGTAGTGCTCGCCCCACTGGATCGGCTGGCCGTCCAGCGTCAGGGCTCGAAGCTCGGCCGAGTAGTCGGCCAGCGTGCGCTGCGTGCCTTCGATGTAGTGAATGACGCGGATCTCGCTGGAGACCTTCTGCGCCAAGATGATCGACATGCTGTCATTGAACCCAAGGTCCCACACGCCGAAAACCTTGAGCAGCGGGTCGTGAGGCACTGCACCGATCCTCGGGCCGGCCTGGGCCATCTGGTCGAAGTAGATCGCGCCCTCGACCGCGGGCTTGCACTTGCCTTCCCAGATGTGCGCGTAGTCCTCGGCGCGCATCGTGGTCTCGGCGTGCAGCCTCTCGGCCTCGAGCACGCTCGGGAACCGTGCGTTGTCGCTGTGGTTCATCTCGATGCTGATGCACCCCGGCGGCGGGCTGGCCACAAAGCGCCGGTAGGTCTCGTCGGACTCGAGCTGCGGGTTGAAGCTGATCCAGATCTCGCTGCCGTCGCGCCGGATGGTCGGGATCAGGATGTCCCAGCTGCGCCGGCTGATCGCTTGTGCTTCCTCGCACCAGCAGACGTCGACGCCCTCAAAGCTCTTGAGGGACTCGGCCGTCTGATCGCTCAGGCCGCTGAAAAAGAACTGAGTGCCGTTGCGGCCGCGGATCTCGGTGGCCAGCACGTCGTACAGGTGAGACAGCCCGAGCGCTTCGATCTGATCGCGCAGCAGCTGGTGCACCGACTGCTGGATGCTCTTCTGTATCTCTCGCGTGCACAGCACCCGCAGCGGCCGCCTGGCGCCTTCGATTAGCAAGGCCCTAGCAAAGCCCCAGGACTTGCCTGAGCCGCGGCCACCGCGCACGACCTTGTAGCGGTACGGCTGGAAAAGGAACTGCAGCTTGGCCGGGAACCAAGCCTCAGCCAAAGGTCACCTTGAGCGTCGAGGCCACCGGGTTCTCAGCGTCACCAGAGTGTTGAATCTGCGAGAGTTTTGGAACTGACCTGTCCAGCAGCGAGTTGATCGCGCCGAGCTGAACTGGCGTCACCTCGATCTCGCCCATGGCCACGCCATGCAGTCGATGAAGCAAGCACGCGGCTTGGATCTTGGCGCGGACTTGGTCCGAGTGCCTTGGGTTGAGTCTTGCTGCCATGTGTTGGGTGCCTTCCGGCTTGTCCAAAAAAGTGCCACCGCCCGCTCACAGCCGGGTGAGACGGAACTAAGGCCGCCGGCGGTGACTGCTACGTCAGTGACTGCGGGCCTTGATGCCGGAGTGGCCCGCTTGCCGGCTTCCGCTTCCCAGCGGGGAAGACGGATAAAGGTGGGCGGACGCAACCTATTCGGCAACTGCGAAATTGGTTTGAAGGCTGGCCGCCCGAAAAACGCCGCGCAATGCAAAAAGCCACCATTTGGTGGCCTTGCTGGAGTCGCCGGTCCATCCTCACGGACCTTGCCTCTGTGCGTCTACGCGGTGCTATGCCGCGAGTGTAGCGCATGCTTTTGTGCGTGTCAAACCTTGCGGTTGATCAGCATCTGCCGGCCTTCGTTGACCAGCTGCGCGAGCCCAGCCAGCGTTTCTCCGGCGTGCTGAGCTGCTCGGCGTGGGTTGCCGCCGTACACATACGCCCACCTCACAGCAAACGCATGGCGCTCAGGCAAGGCTCGCACGGCTTTTTCGATCTCGTGGGCGTCCAGCGTGTTGAGCGGCATGGAGCTGGTGGCGCTCTCGAAGACCTGGCTGGCAACGAAGGTCCGCCACATGGGGTGGACGTAGCCGCCCTTTTTGGGCCGGCACCATCTGGCCCAGTCGCGCAGCCGCTTGTCCATGGCCTCGTGGCTGTACGGCACCGCGGCGTGGAAATCGACATCCTCGCGCTTCATTCACCCACCTCGACCTCGATCAGCTTGTCAAGGTAGTGGCGGGCCTTGCGCAGATCTTCGACGCCGCCCTTCTTGTCGCAGCGGGCCAGGTACTTGATGGCGTTGCCTCTCAAAAATCCGGCAAAAGCCTCCGTCGACATCCAGCACTGCATGGCGTCCCACGGCTGGATGCCGCCCATGTAGTGCGTGCCACCAATCATGTATTCGCTGGCTTTTTCAGACATGCTTCCAGACCCTTCTTTTGCGGATATGCCAAATGGCACATGGAGTGACTCCAAGCTCCTGCGCCAACTCTGTGTGGCTCTTTGGGCTCTGGCGAATGGCATGCACTTGGTTTGCGCTCAATTTGCTGGTGTTGACCGCACTGCCGCGCACCCTAGTGCCGTGATTTAACGAATCGGTGCTGTTGTCTTGGGCCGTGCCCCATGCCAGGTTTTCCGGCACGTCATTGGTATTCACGCCATCCAAGTGGCGCACAAGCTGCCCGTCAGCGGGCGGCCCGTTGAATACCCAACAAACCAGTCTGCAAACTCTCCAATAGCTCGCTTTGCGCCCGTCATACAGCGTCACTCGGCGATAGCCGTCTTTGTCGTGGCCAAAGGTTAGTGGCCTGGGCGCCTCGGGTAGCGGAGCAAACCTGCGAAACGGCTTCATTGACGCCACCTGGCCGCAGCGACTGACAAAGTAATCTGGCGCAAATGGAATGGGCGCCCACTCAACCGGTTGATCGCCGCCGACTTGCATTCGATCTGACGTCATGTCTGCTCTCCTTCATGCCAAACCACCGGCCGCTCGCCCTGCCGTTGAACCAGCCAGCTTGAGGTGCCGGCCAGCTTCGAGATCAGCATCCAGCGCAGCCGACGTGACGCCGCTTGGCGCATGGCCTGGGCTTTGTGGCCGGGCAAGATTCCGGCGCAGTTCTTGACCTCCACGCACCAGGTCGCGCCGGCCGCGTCTGTCGCAATCAGATCCGCTGACGTGATGCCGCCGCTCAAGTCATCGACGGCGTAGTCCCTGGCCTGCAGCAGGTGCTTGGCTGCGGTCTCCCCGCGCCTCCCGCGATCTCTTACCGACTTACCGCCCGGCATGCCTGCCCTTTTGGCCTCGCGCAATCCCAGTTGGCAGCACGGGCGTGGTTACCGCCTCTTCAGCGGTCCATTTGTTGCGGCGAATCCTGATGCCAATCCTGTCTGCGCTTAAACCTTTCGGCGCATACCTGTCGGCAGCCTCCTGAATGGACATCGTCTGACCGAACACAACGATTGCGCCCGCCATGAGCCCCGAACGTATGGCGTGCCTGATGTTCTCGGCGCCGTCTACATATTCAAGATTTGCGACTGCGTTGTTTGTTTTGATGCCATCTTTATGGTTTACCTGCAGGCCATCGGCCTCGCCAAGAAAAGCTGCCGCAACCATGCGGTGAACCTTGGTTGTCACTGAGCCGCCATCGGACTTCCTGAGCCGCAAGATCGGGTAGCCATTGGTGTCAAGCGACTGCTTAAAAACGTGTCCCGCTGCTTTGGTGCTGGTTTCAATCTTTGATCTAACTTCGCCCATCGAGCTAACCTCATAGGCGTGTTGCTCAATGCCCTGGCACTTGACACTTCTCCATTCTGCAAATTCAAAATTGGGTCGATCTGCAGGTTTTGGCTTGATCTTTTCCAGTAAACCAGATGCTGCTGCGGTCGTGTAGGCCGACGGCGATCCCTTGCGCCATTCGCCTCTTGATGCGTAATGCGCCGCATCGGCTGTCAACGCTTCTTCAGTCCATTTCGGTGTTTTCATGGTTTTCCTTTTGCCCTGCCCTTGCGTCTGCTGGCTGCAGTCATGCCGACCTCAAATGCGTGTTTGACCACTTCGGGTGATCCGTGAAGCTCGGGCAGATCGTCACCTTGGTGTCGCTGGTGATGCGCGGCTCGACGTAGCCGGGGTCGCCTGGCTGGGCTGCAGCGTTCCACCAGGCTTTCGTGCCGATTCGGTGGCTGATCGTGAGCGCCGGGCCGCTGACGTGTTTTGGTGTTTTGGTCATTCTGGAAACCAGTTCTGTTTCTTCACAACTTGGATGGTCTTGGTCGAGATGCCCAACTCTTGGGCGATCACGCTGTGGCTCTTGCCAGCGGCCAGCAGCTCGTGCACGTTGTGCGCACGGGCCTCGACGGTGGCAAGCTGCTGACGCAACCACTGCGAGCCGCCCAAGCGCCTAAACACCGCCAGTTGGTGATCGCTGAGTTGCACCTGAAACCTGTTCAGCGACTTAACTGGCTTGGGTCTGAGCATTACGCTGGCCTGCGGCGTTTTTGGACGCAACTGTCCTCAGAGTTTTCTGGTCAATTTCTGGCTGATTTCTGTTCATTTCCAGTCCGTCTGGTTCTACTTGGTTGATGCCTGATTTCGGTGGAGAGCAAGACTCAGCCTCCTTGGTAAAAGGATGAGCCTTCACAGATTGATTCCGTACGGAGCCGCACTGACCCGCCAGCCGTTCAACGACCCCGGCGCTAGCTTCGCCACCGGGCCCCCTTCCTCCTCGTCTTTCCCGTGGTAGGGGGTTCTTCCCAAGCCGCCACCGTGTTGAATCCCGTCCGGCTTGGTGCTGCATCTTGTTGCTCAGCTCATGATTTCTACGCGCCCCACTTCTTTGCCCGGTCCATAAACCATGGCGAGTCCGTCTTCATCGACTTGCACCCCGTTGGAGAGCAATGCACGACCTCGTGGGTAAAGCTTTGAAACAATGACTTCTTGAGCAATGTCCCAGCGCCAGTGCAATGGGATCCACAACATGCGCTGACCGACTTGATACGTCATGCCGCCATCTCCTGCCGCAGCGCACTCACCATCACGTTGGCCAGGCTGAACACGCCACGCCGGCGGTGCACATCGTTGGCGTCCTCGCCCACCGCAGCGCTCATGCAGTACAGCCGGCCGGTCGCCTTGGCGGCACGCTCGCCTGCGCCCGACTCGTCGTTGTCGGCGAACACCACGGCGTCGATGCCCAGCTGCTCAGCCACATGCACCAGGTTGCCGGCGCTGAAGCACACCGTCACCGAGTCACGCAACTTCAACAAGCGCAAGGCGGCCTCGACCGACAGGCCGGTGGCGTAGCCCTCGACCATCCATGTGCGTGCGGCCTGCGGGCTGCCAAGGCGCAGCACGGCACCCTTGGCGCGCATGCCTGGCAGCATCTTCTTTTCGTAGCGGCGCTCGGCCTCAAGCCAGCGGATGAGCTGCGCGCCGGCCAACGCATTGGTGCGCCAGTGACGCATCGGCACCAGCAGCGCACCGTCGGCGCAGACCATGCCGGGCGTCTCGCCGAAACCCTTGAGCACCAAGTAGTTGTGCTCGCCCAGCTGGGCCGTGTTGACCGCAGCCTGGGCGCGCTCGGCGGCCTTGCGCCAGCCTTGCTTCATCTTGTCGTCGAACTGGGCAGCCTGCTCATGGACGCGGCGCACGTCGGCGACCGGCACGTCACGGTCGGCGCGCCAGGTCGACACGTCCATGTCGACGGCGTGGTTCTGCACCCAGCCGATGTCGCCGAGGAATTTGTACGCGCCGTTGCGCTTGCGCGGGTGGTCGGTCGTCGGCACGCGCACCCAGCGTCCGGCGTCAATGCCGTCGACGATCAGGCCGTGCGCGCGGCAGAAGGCGGCGAAGTCGCTCATGCGGCCACCTTCTCGCGGGCCTTCTTAAAGGCAATGTTTTTGGCGCGGATCTTGTTCTCAACGGCGCGCGTGACCAGCACCCGCGGCGTGGTCTCAACGGTCCACTGCTTGGGTGGCCACACGCCGGTCATCTCTTTGTAGAGGTGCGCCGCCCTGCCCTGGCGCTTGTCCGGCGCTGAGTGCATCACGGCGTAGGTGGCGACCTGGGCCCACACATGCGCGCGGTCAGTGCCCAGCTGCTTGCCGCCAAGCATCACCACCTCGCGCATCTCGCCGGCCTCGGCCTCGACGGTGGGCGCCTGGAAGGCCTCAAAACCGCAGCTCATGCAGCGCTTGGCAAACGGGCGGAAACCGCACGACGGGCAGCCCTTCGGTGCCTTGTCGTCCTCGGGCTCCTTGCGCACCGTCTTGTCGAGCTTCTCGCCGTCGTCCAGCGCCTCCAGGCCCTTGAAGTAGATGTCCTCGAAGTCCTCGCGGAAGCGGATGATGTTGCCGCTGTGGTCCAGCAAGATGCAATCGGTCTTGCCGCTCTCAGGCGACGAGCGCAGCCCGCGGCCCCACATCTGGATGGCTGTGCTGAGTGACTTGCGCAGCGGCCGGCAATCGACCACGCAGCTCACGTCCGGCACGTCGAAACCCTTGGCCAGCGCTTCGACCGACACCAGCATGCGCAGCACGCTGTCGGGCTTGCGGTACTCGCCCAGCAGGCTCTCGCGCTCGGCCGGCGTCGTGTGGCTGGTGAACACCGCAGCCATCACGCCGGCCGCGTTGAACTCGGCGCACAGCTGCTCGCAGTGCTTGATGGTGCTGCCAAAGACGATCGTCTTGCGGCGCTCGCCGTGCTGCAGCCACTCGGCCACCACGTCACCGATGATCGCCGTGCCGCGCTCGGCGGCCTCGTTGTCGTCCCACTCGCCGCGGCTGTTCGTCTTGGCGCCGGTCATGTCGGGGCGCACGCACGACAGCACGCGCATCGGCACCAGCACGCCGTTGTCGGTAAGCTCGCGCATGGTGGCGGCATTGACCACCCGGCTGAACAGCTTGCCCAGGCCGGGTGAGAACGGCGTGGCCGACAGGCCGATCACCACCGCCTGCGTGGTCTTGATGTGCGACGTCCAGGCGGTGTGCTGGGTGTGGCACTCGTCGACGATGATCACGTCGGCCTTGGGCCACTTGCGCCGCGCCAGCGTCTGCGCCGAGGCAATCTGAAACAGGTGCTGCGGCTTGGTGCGCCAGTGATCCGACTGGATGATGCCGTGGTCGGTCAGGCCGTAGCGGTCGCTGGTCTCGCTGGTCTGGTTGATCAGCGTGGTGCGGTCGCACACAAACACCACCCGCTTGCCCTTGTCGATGGCCTCCTTGGCGATGCGCAGGCCCAGGTAGGTCTTGCCGCCGCCGGTTGGTGCCATCAGCACCTGGCAGCGGTGTCCATCGCGCACGCCGGCGCGCAGCGCTTCATGCGCTCGCTGCTGGAAATCGCGCGGCGATGGAAAGCCCATCATGCGGCGGCCTTTTCGGCCTGGCGACGCCAATACTTGACGGTGCGGACCAGCTCGGCGTTTTCGTTGCGCAGGCCGTGGATGCGCAGCTGCAGCGTGTCAACCATCGACTGCGCCTGCTGCCACTTTTCGGTGGCCAGTTTCAGCGGCTCATTGGCGTCCAACAAGACGTGCAGCTCGCTGGCAAACTGCTGGGCACGCTCGGCAAGGTAGGCGTCTTCCTCAGCGCTCGGGCCGGCGTCTTCGGCCTCGTGCTCGGCTTCTTGCTGCTGTTGGCGCGCAGGCATCGGCACTGGTGCTGGTGCAGCTCGGCCAATCCCCGCCGTCTTCATCACGGCCTCGTTGCCGTGCTTGGTCGTGTAGGTGCGCTCGGCCGGTTTCTCACTTGTAACCGTTACAAGTGAGGAACGAAGAGATCCAACGAACGGATGGCTTACCCCAACATGCTTGGCAATCTTGTTGTCGCTCCAGGCGCCAAAGTCGGCCAACATGCCAAGCACTGCCTTGCGCTTGTCTTCGTTGCTGCGACGCAGGCCGTGGCTTTGGTTTGCGGCGTAGGCGTGTAGCTTGGCGTCCAGCAGCGTCCCATTGACCACCTCGGCCTCAATGCTGACTGCGCCAATCTTTCGCTGAGCATGCAAACGATGGAAACCATCTGCCAGCCAGTACGCAACGCCATCAAAAAACACCAGCACCGGCGGCAGCACTTGCCCGCCAGTCATCGCCTCGGCGTATTCCCCAACCGTGTCGGTGTTGATCGAAACGCGACCTTGGGTGCCGCCATCGATGCGAATGTCTGCAAGGTTGACCTTCATGCAGCCACCTTGCCTTCATTGATCATCTGACCGATGCGACGCAATGCGCGCAAGGTGCCCTCCACGCCATTGGCCTGCATCTGCGCATCGCAGCAGGCTTGCCCCAAAAATGTCGTGAACTGCCCTCGACGCAAAACCTCCACCACAGCGTTGGCGTCGTCAAAACCGGAAACGGCCTGCGCTTCCTTGCGTGAAATTGCAATCATTGCTTCGGTGTCTCCCATGAAAACTGCGGGCAGCGCTGGAGCACGTCGGTCAGCAGCGCCTCGTTTTTGTGGCATTGCCAATCGCGCACAGGGGCCTTGGTCTCGCGGTCCAACGACATCCAGGTGCGAAAGTGCCGGCACTCCATGCAGATGTGGCGCTTGTCCAGGTCGGCATCGCGGCGGCGCAGGCGCTCGGCCCAGTGCTGGGCGCGAGACTCGTCCCAGCCGCGCGCCTGGAACAGCTCGGCGCGAAAATTCGAGCGGCGGATCTCCGCTGCGGTCATTTCGGATTGATGACTCACAGCGAGCCCGCTCGCGCATTGATCACGCTCAAGGAAACCGCCTGCGGACTTTGATCGGACGGCGTCAGAGCAGCAATCGACCCTTCACGCGAGAGCGCATGGCGGCGAGACTGTGCGACATGCTCCCCAAACGTCACTCCGTATTCGAGATGAAACACCATGTCGCGCAACAGCTCGGCGGCGGTGCAACCGGCTGCGCACGCGCGGCGCTGGAACCGCAGGGCGGTCTCCTCGTCGAGCAAGGTCTTGAGGCTCTCGGTGAGCTTCATGCGGCTTCTTTCGTCGGGTGCTTGCTCTCGACAAGGGCAAGCATCTCGTCGACGCTGACCTGGCCTTGCGTCCACTCGGACATGAGTCGCCAAAAGCGCACGGGAACGCCGGTGGTGCGCCACTGGCTCACGGCGCTGACTGAAACGCCAAAGCGCTCGGCGGTGGCCGTGGTACGGCCCTGTTCTAGGTCAAGCCACTGGTCGATGTGCATGTCGCCAGTTTAGGCCGACGTAAACCTCTAGTCAATACCAACCTAAACCGCAAGTGGCGTATCTTCTGCTTTGACATGCACTCACTTCGCAGATACAAACTCAACCACTTGCTGGCCACGAAGTTTGGTGGCGATAGGGGCGCGTTGTTGCATGCATCTGGAATGTCAAAAGGTCGATTGAGTCAACTCCTTGACCCCTCCCTGCCCTTTGGTGACACCGCCGCGCGCAACCTAGAAGATCGCCTGCAGCTTGAGCCGGGCTACTTTGACGCCATGGACGCTCAAACGGTGGCCTGGGCGGTGCAGTTCGACAGCCTGCCCCAGCACCTCAAGGACAAGTGGAAAGAACTTGTGGCGCTCATGTCGTCCGAGCCCCCCCCCCCCGGAATGACTGACAAAAGCTAGACGCCGCGCACCGCAAAAGTGCTCACACGCCGTTCTGGCGTTTTTTGTTTTATAAAGTTTAGGTTTCACTTGACGCATTGTTTACGTCAGCCTAAACTTCTCTCCATGCGCTGCACCCCGTGGCGCTCAGGAGAGACAAATGGACCTGTCACTTGGACGCTACCTAGCCCACCCCGCTGACCCGCGCACCCCAGAGGTGCCCGAGTACGCTGTTGAGCAAGCCACCGATCACGCGCTGGCCATCCCAGCCCACTGGGCCAGCTTCATTGCCGATGCTGTTACCGAGTACGACTCGGCTGACATCAAGGCCTTCCGCATCAAGCCCGAAACCGTCTGCGATCAAGACACCGCGACGCTGCTGGTGCTCGCCATCGTTGGCACCAACGAGCAGGCCGCGGCGGCCCGCCTCTACTTGCAAGAGGCCTTTTGCGAGCATCACAGCGAGCTGATCAACGAGCTTGCCACTGAGTGCGACGACGCCCACAGCGACGGCCCCGATGAGTGGGAGGCCGCATGAAAGCACCTTACCGTCCGCAGTGGTACGAGGACGAGCTGAACAGGCTCGCCGAGCTTGAGGAGCACCCACAAGGCAAAACGTGGGCGCACCCCATGGACGTGCTGCTGGCCATCGCCTTCGTGCTGGTTTTAACGGCTGTCTTCGTTGGGGTGTTCAAGTGATCCGCCGCACCGAGCCCACGAAGAGCTTGCTGCAGGGCTGCACCTACGTCAGCGCTGCCAACACCGACATCCGCGCCACGTTTCAGCGTGTGCGCGAGACGGCCGAGGACTTTGCCAACGCTTATCGGTTGTTGAGCCAGCACTACCCGCGCAGCTATGCGCTGCAGCGTGCAGTCGAGATCGTCAGGCAATCCATTTGAAAGGCTCGCTCGCGGCCAAAACGCGGCATTACCAACCAAGGAGAAAGTCATGGGATTCGTAGCAAAAGACTCAGGCGGCGGAAACTTCACGCCAGTGCCACCCGGTGCATACGTTGCACGCTGCTACCAGGTCATCGACCTGGGCACGCAGACCACCGTCTTTCAAGGCGACACCAAGGTCGCCCACAAGCTGCGCCTGAGCTGGGAGATCTTCGGCGAGGACGACGCCGGCCTGCCGCTCACCGTTTCGTTTGGCGGCAAGACGATGCCGATGACGATAGCCAAAAGCTACACCGTCAGCCTGCACGAAAAAGCCAGCCTGTGCAAAGACCTGTCCGCGTGGCGCGGCCGTGAGTTCACGCCGGAAGAAAAGAAGGCCTTCGACGTGTCCAAGCTGCTCGGCGCGTATGCGCTGATCAACGTGACAAACGGCCCCGCGGCCAACGGGAAGATCTACGCCAACGTGGCCGGCCTGTCGCCGCTGCCCAAGGCGCTGGCAGCCAACAAGCCGGCCGGCATCCACGAGCTGGTGCGCTTCGATCTGGACAACCCCGACATGGCCGTGTTCGAGGAGCTGCCTCCGTTCATCCAAGAGCAGATCCGCAGCGCGCCTGAGTGGGACCGCGCGGCCAACCGCCAGCTTGAGACCGCCGACTCCGGCGGCAGCGACGACGACATCCCTTTCTGATCGGAGACACCATGAACGCAATCGAAGGCTGCACCGCCCGCATCACCACCCTCGTCGACGGCACCCTGCGCGTGACCATCGACATCGAGCCCTACAACGCTCCCAAGGCCTTCTTGGCCTTCGGTGTGCCGGGCACCGCTGTGGCCCTGGCTGCGCTGGTTCCGACGCAGGAGGACGCCCAGTGAACATCTTCATCGACATCGAGACCATCCCCTGCCAGCGAGCCGACATCAAAGCCGACATGCTCGCCGCGGTCAAGGCGCCGGCCACCTACAAAAAGGCCGAGTCCATCGACGCCTGGCTGGCCGAAAACCGTGAGGCCGAGGCCGAGGCTGCGCTGCTCAAGACGAGCTTTGACGGTGGGCTCGGCCAGGTGGTGTGCGTGAGCTGGGCGACCCAATACGGCGACATTAAGTGCCTGAGCGTGTCGGACCTCAGCGCCGACTCAGAGGCCACCATGCTTGAGATTTGGGCCGACGACATCGACAAGCTGCGCAAGCTCAACGGCTACAAACCGCCGCGCTGGATCGGTCACAACGTGGCCGGCTTCGACCTGCCGTTCTTGTGGAAGCGCTTTGTGGTGCTGGACATGCGCCCGCCGGCGTGGCTGCCGCATCACCCGAAGCCGTGGGGTGAACAGGTCTTCGACACCATGACCGAGTGGGCTGGCGTGAAGGACCGGATCAGCCTCGACAGGCTGTGCAAGGTGTTGGGTCTACCCGGCAAGGACGACATGACCGGCGCTGACGTGTGGCCGTATGTGCAGGCCGGCCGACTGGACGAGGTGGCTGAGTACTGCAGGCAGGACGTCAGGCGCGTGCGCGAGATCTTCCAGCGCATGAACTTCCAGCGTGGTGATGTCGAGGCGGTCCTGCATGGATCGGCAGTGGCATGAACAACGAAACCATCCGCTGGCTTATGAGCGACAGCGTCAAGCCAGACGACGCCGAGACGGTTCTCGTGGCCCTCACTGAGCCCGAAGGCGATCCCGTTTGCGCGGCTTGGTACGACACCGCCAACAGTGAGTGGCGCTGCGCCATCAGCAACGTGCTGCTGGGCCAGGCCGTGAGCTACTGGACGCTGATGCCACGGGGGCCGGTGTGATTGTGTGGAGTCAAGCCCAGCGAGCCGCCCAGCTCGTGTCCAGCGTCAAGCCTGGCGCCCGTGAAGACGCGCTGGCGCTCGTGCTGCGAACTACCGGCGAGGGCTTTCGGCTGACGCAGCCGGTGCCGCCCGAGGCGCTCTACGACCTGACCAAGCTGGCCGTGCATGTGCGGCTGCATGCGCGAGCAATGAAGGAGGAGCAGACGTGACTGAACCACAACGCTGGCCGTTTCCGATCCAGCACAAGCCTTGCCCAACGTGCGGCAAGCCGCTGGTGCCGGGCCATATCCACACATGCTCGCCGCCTGAGCTGCCAGCGCAGGCCGACAGCGAAGGGGGTGAGGTGTGATCGAAACCATGAACGCAGCCGAGATCGCCGAGATGCTTCGGCTGAAGCGTCAAACCGTCACCGAGCGCTTGGTCAAGCGGCCAGACTTCCCGAAACCGTGGTTTGGCCGGATTGCATCGCACCGCCTGTGGCGCAAGGAAGACGTGCTGGCCTGGGTGACTCAGAGCCGCGAGGCGATGTCCTCGGAAGACGCGCGGTAGTACGTCGACATCAGGATGCGCAGATCCTTGTGGCCGCTGATGCGTGCCAGCTCAAAGGCATCGACGCGCTTTGACATGCGCGTGAGGGCGTGGGCTCGAGCGTCGTGGAAGTGAACGTCCTTGATGCACAGAGAATCCCGCGCCTTGCGGAAGATGCTGTCGAGGCTGGCGCTGCCGATGGTGAAGCCCTTGAAGCCGGCCAGCAGCACCTGAGTGCGCCGCGAGATGGGAATCTTGCGCGGCTTGCCGGTGCGGTACTCCATCTTGTGGTGCACCGTTGCCACCGAGCCGCTCACCGTGGCCGGCCCGAGCTGCAGCACCTCGCCGGCGCGCATGCCGGTGCGCAGACTGAGCAGATACGCGAAGGCCACCTCGGCCTGCTTGGACGTCGGCAGCCGGCCGCTGAAGTGGCCCAGCCAGCGCAGGATGCGGCGGATCTCGCTTGAGGTTGGCAACTGGTCTCTGGGCGGGTTGTCGCCTGGTGACTGCATGCCGGCAAACGGCGAGTCACCCATCCACCGCCACTCATCCCGAGCCTTGGTGAACACATGGCTGATCAGGTTCAGCTCACGTTGCACAGTGCCCTTCGACACTGTCTTGAGTCGGGCATCCCGCCAGGCCACCATGTCTTGCGTCGTGAGCTTGTGGATCACCTTCCCGCACAGTGCGGGAAAATCCCGCACGAGCGCCTCGATGCGCAGCTGCTCCCAGCGTGCGCCGGCCTTGGTGCTGCTGACGTCTTGGGCGTACCTAGCGAGCGCCTCGGCGAACGTGCGTTTGGGGAACACGCCTCGCTTGGCTGCCATGAGCGCGGCTTCTTCGCGGATGCCCCAGGCCGTGGCCTCGGTCTTGGTCAGGAAGACGGCCGACTGGCGAACGCCGTCGCGCTGGATCTCAACGCGC